CGCTAATAGATATACCTTGCTTAAGACTGTCATCTAACTCTTGCGCAATATATAAATGCTGAAGGTTACTGGTATCTAAGTCACTAGCTGTAAGAGTTGAACCATCTGTGTAGTCAACAAGAACTGAACCTGGAGGAGTAACTCTTCTAACTTCAACACGAGTACCAGCAGAAGGCGCACTAGCTAATCTTGCTGTAGTTGCATTGTGAAAAGTAAAAGAGGTATCAACGAAATTAACGTAAACCTTAACGTGTTCCTCTTTAATATAAGGCCAGGAAATTGTGTAATCAGTTTGACTACTTCCTGCTGAATAAACTGTGTATGCGTAGGCCATAGGTTAGATCAAGATGCTAGTGACTGCCAAGACTGGACACTTGACGATTGATTCACAGGGATTCCATATTGTGCATCATAACTGCTCTGCTCATTATCAGCCTTTTGACCTTTAATAAGTTCGCCAAGAGAACCCTGTCCTGTGTCAGTCTCTTCTATGAAGCGTTCTTTAGCTTCAGCTATATATGGTTGAATAACTGCACTTAAAGCTTTTGCTCTTCTACTCTTTTGATTACCACCATGATCGTTAGTAGGAAGAGGAGCATAAGTTGTTCCTGTAATAGGATCAGTTCCTCCTTTGTATTGAGGGCTATTAATTTCTGCTAGTAATGCCTGATGTAATGTATTTCCATTTATTATTACTTCTTTTGTTCCTATTTCAACTAGACGATTTAATTCAGTTTGATCTAAAACTCTATCTTTCAAATTAAACATTCGTTTATTCCATATCTGGAATGTACCTCCACGACCTTGAAGCCTAAGCATTTCGACATCAACAGGATCAGCTGATTGAAGTTTTGTTCTTGTTACATTCCAAGGAACAATTACATCATGGAACATCTTTACCCAAGGTTGATCTGGTGGAATTAATTCATTCCCTGGTACTCCACTTGTAGGAATAGGATTACCTGTTATTGGATGTAAATAAGCTGGTTGAGTCCAAGAAAGACCAGGTGTTTTTAATATTATTTCTTTTAATGTATTTTCAATCATATTTAATCCAGGTGGTAGTTCACTCGGATCAATTGTTCTTCTGACAGGATCAACTGCATTACGAGCATGATCTATAAAACGAGGGAAGAATAAACCAAGTTTTCGAGTGAAAGCACTTTCTACTTCCCAGCGACTACCAGAAAGAACTTTTATATCATCGTTTTGAAATTCACTAACTAGATCAGCAAGATCTGTTAATCCTCCGAGAACACGTTTTGTTGTTTGACCTAATCCCATTTGTCTTGCTGTATTTCCTAGAACTGTTACAGCTCCACCAAAAAGACCGTCTGCGCCATCTTCACTTAAGGTATTAGCATTTTCTGTATAAGCTCCTAATAATCCCAAAGTATTAGCTAGTTGATCGAACATTTCAACGTCATACCAAGGAGTCCATTCTCCAAGAACTCTGAATCTACAACTCCAAGGTTGCCAGCCTGTTCTATCTGCTTCAAATCTTTCAGAAACATTTGCGCTTGCTGGGCCTGAACATTGTATGTTTCCACTATTTATTAACATCGTTCCAAAACCAAGAGTTACTAATCCAAAAGCAACTTCACCATTTGCTCTAGATTTTGTAAATACATCTTCACTATTAATATCACGCCAATAACTATCAACAAGTACATTTGGCCCAGGTAATCCTCTAATTGCAGATTTCAATAAGTTAACTGGTGTTCTATTTGTTGGTCGAAGTAATGCAACAGTAGTGTTTACCCAAATATTATTTCCATATTGATGTTGAAGTAATTTGCCAGGCATATTAATAGCCCATTGTCCTGCTTGTCTGAATGAATTATCTTCTGTTTTTTGTTTAACCCAAGCGTCTGCAAATTCAATGATTTGTAATGAACTCGGATCTTTAATTCCTTCTGCTGCAAAGTGTTCTTGTGCTGCTCTTATTCCATATTGAATCGTTCTACCTTCTTCCATTACTTCAATATCATCTGTAAAGTTCACCCAATCCATTGCTTTCTTTGCGTGTCTACTATTTAACCTTCCATTCTTTATTACTTCTCCATTAGCAAGATCTATATCTTCCATGTGTTTTAGAAGAATTTCATCTGCACGTTCTTCTGCATATCTCCAAGATTTTTCTGATCCTGGTTCAAATCCTTTTGCATCAATTGCTTTATATAATTCTTGTTCCATTATTCTGATCCATTCGTAAGAAGGCCCAACCATTGCAGAATGGAAAGTATCCATTCCACCTAAGACTCTTGCAGAGAAAGTACCGACTGTAGATTTTGCATATTTATCTAAGTGATAAGCCAATATAGAAAGAGGATTAGCGTCTGGATCTAAGTGATAACCTTCTGTTTCAGTCTCTTTAAGAGAACCAGCAATACCATCTAGTTCTAATTGTTCTGAACGCTCAAGATTTTTTCCTATAGCCCAATCTGCTTGTGATCTTCCTACGTTTACAAAGGTTTCATTATGTCTCATGGAAGCAACCATCATCCTTACTGCATAAGGCATGTTGTGTAGATACTTGGAATACAACTTAAAGTTCAAAGCTTGTCGTCTATTAGATAAACGCAAAGCATTACCATCTAAATTCCACATTGCTTTCAGTTGTTCTCTACCTTCACCTAGCATTTGAACCATAGGTAATGTCCAAGCTCTATAACTACTTCCAAGTGTTGCTCTCATCCATGTTCTAACTGAGAAGAACAGAGAATTACGCATAATATTTGCAATCGTATTTGGGTCTAATTGACCGTCAGGAACTTTATTAATTAATTTAATTGCACCTTCTCTAGTGCCTGGTGTATTTCTAATGTGATAAACCAATTCGGTCATACCATCTAATATCTGTCTTACCTCTGGTGTTAATTCACCTTTTAAAATTGAATCTTTAACTCCTGGTGGTAGCTTTCTATCTAAGAAATTCTCAGTTTGCTTAACAGCATTTTCAAGTAAAGTTCTAGGTGATTCACCATCGTATTCTGGTGGTTGTGCTGCATCAGAACCAATCATTCTGTTAGCAGTATTTGTGTCGTAAATAATAATTTGATCTCCACCTTTTACGTTTGGCATATCATCTGTGCCATATCTAATTCCTGAATATCCTTTTCCTGTTACATAGTCACGAATACCTGCTTGTTGTACTGGTGTTAAGTCGTAACTTCCATCTGCATTAACTTTTGCTGTACCTAAATTAAGTTCGTTTAATAGTTCAGTTATACGTTGTGCGCCAGAGGCTATATCAAGAATAGGAGCATCACTTAATGTAGATCCATATAATTCAACATCTCCTTTTTGACCTGGAACTGAATCACTAGAGAAATAAACACCTTCGCCTAATACTCCTTCTTTAGGAGTAAGACCTTCTTTAATAGCCTTTTCAATATCTTGTTTTGGAGCTGTTTGCTTAACTTCTGCTCCAGGTCTAACTGATCCTGCTAGTGCTTCTTCGTATGAGATCTGAGCTAATTTCAATCCTTGACCCATCACTCTTGTATAAGTAGCCCAAGCAGTATCTAGTTTTAGCTGATCTTCCATTGCAGAAAGGAAGCGTTTTGCTATGCCTGAATCATCACCATCTTTAAAGTTGTCCCACTCAAAACCAAGTTGAGTAAGGAGTTTCATGTTGTATTCACGGTGATGCAATATTCCAGCTGCTGCATACAATCCATCCTTTGCAAGCATGTCACCCTTTCTTGCATTTTCGTATAAACGAATAGTCTGATCTACGTCATAACCAGCTTTTCTTATCTCTCTAATACCTTGTTGTACGACTTCAGCTGTTGTATAAGGTTCAATGCCAGTTAAATCTGCACGACCAGAGTATGCGTTCATTACAGCTTCTTCAAACGCTTTATTCATTGCAATGATGTCTTCTCTACTTCTGTCGATGTATTCTCTATTTCTTGGTGTGCCATCTTCTTTCGGTTTAGCTTTGTATCTACGAACTTCTGATTGCATCGCAGCATCTTGAACTGCATCTTCTCCACTCATATTTCCTTTTGCAATTTTTTCTTGATAGTCCTTAGCTGTTTCTTTTAAATCGTCAGGATCTATTTCAAACTGAAGCTCTTCTCTTGCAGTAGCAGGAGTTCTGGCTGACATCTCACCTTTAGCAGAAGAGGCGAAGATTTCTTCCCAAGTGTTATAACCTAAACCTCTAAGTGCATTAGCAGTTCTTACAAGAACTCTTGTTAGTTTTTCAAAAGGTCTAGCCCATGAATCTGCTTTGTATTCAGAACTAAGTTTGTGCCATGCAGCAAAAGCATAAGCTTGAACTTCTTTGTCTTTTAAGCCATTCAAGGTATCCATGCTCATCCTGGGGAAACCTCTGCTAGCTACTTCAATTAATTTCTTTCTGTTTGCTGCTAATAGTTTCTTTTCAACAGCTGTTAAATATAAATCTTGAATACCGTGGAAAGCTTCATGCCATAAGGTTTTCCATGCACTATCAAAAGAAACAAAATCTCCTTTGTGCATCATGGAAAGAATGACTAATCTTTTCTTTGCATCCCAAGCTCCTTTTACATCTCTTCTTGTACCAGCTCTAAATCTTCCTCCATAAGCTGCTGCTTGCTTTTCTCCAGCAATAGGTCTGAAATCTCTAGCGACAAATAAATCAGCAATATCTTTTCCAAGTATTCGATCTAATTCATTTGAGAGTCTTATTTGTTGTTGTTCTGTTAATGCACCTAACAACTCATCCATTATTTGCTGTGGATCCCCATTGCCTAGATCCTTTCCATAACTACCAAGATCAGGTAATTCAGCAAATTGTAGATTTTTAGGATCTAATTGATCGCCTGGATCTTGAGGATTTGTTGCCTGTTCATATTCTTCTTTTGTTAATTCACCCTTTTGATATTTGTCGTAGATTTCTGCATCACGTTTAGCAATAAGATCTTTTAAATCTTTAGGCTCTTCAAACATTAAATCTAAATGACCACTCTTTTCCCATGCTTTTGTATCTTTAATAGTAACAATTGAACTTGGTGATTTCTGTTTATTTGCTGTTATTTTCCTACGAATATTTCTTGCTACATCATTAATTGTTTGCTCAGGTATTCCTAATTCGTTAACAACCCATTTCACTAAACGATCATGTGCTTTGCTTCTATTATGTCCAGTAATTGTATAGATAGCAGAATCTAAATCAGAGTCAAAACTTACTCTATCATGTCTATATCTAATGCTTTTATACCTATTAAGTGTGGACTTCAAATCGCTTGGCGCAACAGGCTTTTCGGTCAAAGCAAACTGTTCATTTAAGTTAGTAGGATCAGTACCTTTTAATTGTTTATTTAATTGATTAGATTTATCAGCTGCTTGTCTAAGCATTTTAGAAGCAGGAGTATCTTTAACAGCTTTTGGAATTGCTTCATTAACAGCGTCATTAGTAGGAACAATATCTATTTGTTCTGAAGGCTTCCAATATATTTTAACTTGATGAAGAGTTGCTCCTTTCTTAGAAACTGGCCCCATACCTCCTATATGTGACCATCCTCCATATCCATATGTAGCTTCAAGATATTCTTGAAAAGTAGAAATAATATTGCCGACTTCATAGCTAGGTAAAATTTCAGCGGAATTATTTATTTCCCACATCATTTCTATTACACCTCTTACATTTAATTTATTAGTTCCTGGTACAAAATATTTATCACCATGCCCTTGTTCTAAATAAGTTAATGTCTCATCTAAAAGTTGAACTGCTTCTTCATAGGTTGCTAAAGCATCTGTGTATTCTTCTTTCCATTCTCCTTCCATATCAAAGAATTTGACAGGTTTCTTTTCTTGTATTTCATAGACAGTTGGATCACCCTTTCCTTTTACATCTGCTTTGTTTTTCTTCTTATATGAATTAGCTATTTTTAAATTGTCAGTAGTATATAAACCCCACCCATAACTGCTCATTCTGCTGTAATGACCTGAATCATCAAGAGTAAATTTGTCAGCAGCACCGTGATAAAACTTAGTTGGTAGTACAGCCTCATCATCAATTAACTCAACATCAATAATGTCACTTCGGCTTGCTTTCTCTTCTATAAGTTTTTGATAATATTCGTGATTTCTAATATCTGATTCCGCTTCATTCCTTACCCTTGCAATTATTTCCTCACCTGTATATCCCGACTCCTTGGTTCCATCTGCTTTTTTTCTAAATCTCTCTGGATCATTATTTTCTATTTTCTTTTGTCTATTTTTAAGTTGTCTTTCCGTTAGTTCATATTTTTTATATTGCTTAATTTCGCTGTCTAATCTTGTATCAGACAATCTTCTTATCCATTCGTCAGAATAAGCTTCAGGCCCAGGAGCCCATTCTGCATCAACCCAGTTGTCAACATATGAATCTGTTAAAGCTCGATCTATTTCTCTAAGTCTTCTTGCATCTGATTGAGCAAGTCCTCTTAATTGATCTCGAAGAATATCTGATAATTTTGTTTTAGATTTGAGTGCATCAATAGATGGAGGTTCTTCTCCAATCTTTCCAGGCATCCCAGTAACAGCACCATTAGTTCTAAGTTGATCTAAGATTTCATTTTGTTTTTCAGGTGGTAAATCACCAAAGTATTTGATGAAAGATTCTTCATTGATAACACTACCTTTTTCATTTTTAGCTAGATTAGATTTAACGTCTTGCCTTTTAGCATCAAGACTTTGATAAGCATTTTCTAATCCTGCTCTTGCTTCATCTGTTATATCTTTATCGTTATAAATAAGTTCATCAAGTTTATCTAGTTCTCTATCAATTTTGTCAATCAATTTATTATTTAGATTGATATTTTTATCTGTCTTAGCATCTAATTTCTCTATTTCATCGAAGAGTTCTTTTAGCTCAGGATCACCTGGATCTTTTAGCCATTCTCTAAAGGCAACTTCATCTGCTAATTCTTTTTCAACGCCGCCAATTGTTATCTCATCAGCTTCACTTCTTGTTTGATTTGCCGTGTCATACTCTGTGATTGAATCTTGAAGAATTTTTTGTCTTTCACTTAAAGCATTACGGTTTTGAAAATCATTATTCCAAGCTTCTCTAACTTCTGGAGGCCAATCAGTACCACCATATTCTTCTATGTTCTCTCTGCTTCTTCTTTTTAAATCAGCATTTCTCGTTGTAAATTCAACATCAAGATCATCAATATGATTTTGAATCTCTGCACGAGATGCTTTTGCTGGATATTCATTGACGTTTGTAGAATCTAATAACCTTGTATCAATACCGACAAGGCTTGCTTTTCTTATATCACTTTGCCCTTGTCGATAAACAAGTTCTTTTCCTTGCTCAATACTTGCTTTTAAAAGATCAAAGTCTTCTTGGAAACCTTGAGATAATGTTTTCTTAGGCTGTAGATCTTTAGGTTCTGTTGTCGAAGCTTTAGTTATTAGACCATCAGAACTTTTCTTTAATCCTTCAGCAGCTTGATCTCTTCTGATTCTTGCTTCTTCTACCTGGAGATCTAATTCTTCTTGTGTTTGCTTAGGTTGAACAATATCTTCTTCGACAATGATCTCAGGTTTTTTATTCCCTGTGATTCTTTCTGTTGGAATAACTTCTTCAACATCAATTACTTTTGACTGAACATTAACTGTTGGGCCTTTCTGTTGATAATTTAAAGCTAATTCAAGTTGTTTATCAGCAGCTTCTAAATTAAAAGTTCTGATTAATACGTCAGCAAGATTATCTATTAATTGATTTCCTCTACTTGGTAGTCTTCTTAGTTGTCTTAATCCACCTTTCAGTATAGGAGCGACAGCATAATCCATTCCCACACCAGCAGGAGGGCCAATGATAAGACCATCAGTAAGTGCATTTTTCTGTCTTCTAGTTCTATTTTCATCATTAGGATCTATTGCTAAAGGATTATCCCAACCAGTTAAATTTTCGATGGAGTTTGCAATATTATTCTTTTCAGGGTTTGCTGCATATTCAACGATTGCACTAGAGATAGAATAGTCTGTTGCAGATTTTATAAGTTTTGCACCTGATGACCAACTAAATAATCCTCCTGGGCCTGTTAATGACCAAGTAAATTTAGTTGAAGCTGCTTTATTAATAAGAGGAAGATTTGTTGGTACACCTGCTTTCCCTCCTGTATATCTTATTCCAGCAGCTACTGTTGTTATGGGAATTATATAAGATAAAGGAACACCAATTATGCCTTCTCCATGTTCTAAATTTCTTTGTTCTATTGTTTGATTCTCACTAATATTTGCACCAGTAGCTCTTGATATATTTCTAAATAACCAATTCATTTTACGATTATTTTCTACTCCGAAATCACCAGTTGCTCCTAATTTGTTTTCTGGATTATCAATATTATGTTGAGTCAAAGCTGCTTTAATTGCTTCTACTCTTTGTATTGCAGGATGACCAACTAAATTCGCACCCTCTTCATTTGCAAGAGTTTGTAATTTAGCTAGAGCTGCTTGATATGAAATGCCATCTTCTTGCATCCATTGATTAACTATTCCTGCTTGGTTCTCTTTTCTCCTGGCAGGAATATTTAATTGCATACCTATTTGTTCTAAGATCCCACCATCCGAAAGCAAATCAGAATCATTCTCTGGCAATAGACGGCGTGGATACATCGCTCCTGTTTTTAAGGAGTAGTAATCACCATCAACAACAATCCACATATTGTCTTCTTCAACACTCTGTAATCCATAGTCGCCTTGTGCGCTTTGAACATTTCCTAATCCTATATTTCTATAATTATTAGGATCTAAAACGCTATTCCAATAGGCATCACCTTTGCCTCCTTGCGCACCAACACCAACAAAATCGGTGAGCATTTCTTGAATAACTACTCTAGGAGTTTCAGACCATGTATTACTTAGCCACGAAAGAACAGGATCGACTTCACCATTAAAAGGATTCCTTACATCACCTTCTTCTAAAGGAGGTGGTTCGACTTCAGAAATATCATCAGAGTCATCAGACTCACTTGTTATAGAAGATGTATCGCTTTCTTTTTCCTCAGAATCAGAGGACTCAACAATGTTTTCAGATTCATTTTCATTCCCTTCTTCGATCTTGTAGTTACTCGGAAGTTGATACTCAAGAATTTCAGTATCGTTCTCTTCGTCTTTGAGTAGTTGTAAGCCCATAGGTTTCTGTCAGACGCTGATTGCCTAATCGTAGCGTTCTATTTGATTTTAATCTTGTTTAAGTTTAGAAGAGCCGCCCTCGTTTCAGGACTTAGTTTTAAATATCCGTTGAATTTCTCCATCTGTTGAAGGATAAAATCACCAGCTTTCATATTCGTTTCTTTCAAGATGCGTATTAATCTTGGGTCAAGCTTGTCTCCAGGTTTACCAGTTAAAGCACGGTCTGCAATCTCACTAATAGTTTCAGGATCAAAGATTGGCTTACTGTCTTTAACAGCTGTGTTCAAAGCTTGTCGATCATTTCTATTTAAAGTTGTTTTATTCAATCCATACTTAGTTTCCATATTGGATAAAGAAGTATTAGTGTTACCAGGCCAAGTAGTTCCTCTCTCTGGTGTCCAAGGTTGTTCTGCTTCATACAATAAACCTAAACTTTTTCTATTTAATATCTGTAGCATTTGGTCATCAAATTCTTTTTGAGTGATGTCTCCTTTTAGAAATTTTAAAATTAATTCTTGTCCTTTTTCTTTTGCTTTTATTTCGGCTGACATCCACATAGTTGATTCTTTTGCAGTATCTGCGCCACCATAAGAATTTTTTGTTGTTGAATATTTATTCCAATCTTTTTCTATTTTTTGTAGTGCTGTATTTAAGTTGGCATCTCTTTCTTTAAAGTCAGTTAATTTAGAGAAATCTATTTTCTCTCTGATTTTAACTGCGAAATCTACAGCATCTTTTCTTCCTGCATATCTCTTTTCAAATGCGTTTATTTCTAACATTATTGATGCAGCATTTTTAACACTTAAATTAGCTCTTACTGCGCTACGAGATATTCTGCTCATATCTGATTGCATTTGAATACTATCTACTTGTAGTAAATTCTTATAAGTTTTATCTGTATAATCAATAACATGAGCAGTAACAATTGCAGAATCTTTTGACGTACTTAAATAATCTTTCTTTATTTCATCGACAGCAAGACTTGCTTCTTCAAACTTTCCTGCGTTGATTAATGGAATAACTTTTTCTTCTATTAATTTATCCATTGAATTTTCACCATCAGACTTACCAGCCAAATCATTCTTCCTATCTATTTCTCTAAGATCATAACGAGCATCAGACATCCTTTCGTCTAGCCATGAATCACCACCGAATTGATTAATCCATCTTTGCTTCTCGTTAATCTTTCGTTCAGTAATCACATCCACACCATCAATTTTTTCAGTTGTTGTTATATATCTACTTTCAATAGGGCCAGTCATAAGTCCTTGAAGTACTTTCTTGATAAGGGTTTCATCCCCTCCTTTGTTATGTCTTAAATATGCTTGAAGTAATAATTCAGGGAGATCTTCTTTTAATTTTGTTTGAGCTTCTTGTGTTAAATGAGGTGCAATAAGAAGAGTTTTGTCTAGTAATACTTGTAATTCTTCTGTTGCTTTAACGATATATCCATCTTTGTCCTTAGAAAGATTCATCGCAACTGTATCTAACTTTAGATTACGATGTTCGATTAATTTATTAGTGTCATACTTCACCTTTGCTTTGTTTTGTCTTGCTCTATCTTGTGCTAACGCATTAACAAGTTGAGGTTTAACATCTTCATATTGATAAGGATTTAATTTAGTATCACCATGAATAGAAGTCTTAGCCCAAGCTAAATATCTAGGATCATCAGCTGATAAAGATTCAAGTGGAACTTTGATTGGATTGTTATTTTCATCAACATCATCAATAGTTGCACCAATAGCTGATTGAGAAAGATTCAGTGCATTGTTGATAACACCTTGCTTAGTTAATTCAGACTTTATAAATCGCTTAACTCTATCTCCTTGTACTCCTGTTCCAGCTAGTCTTCCTTTTATTTTTTCAGCACCTTTTCTTTCTTCTATTGTATAAACTGGCTTATCATTTTTATCTTTAGGATTGGCAAGTATCTTATCCATCTGTTGACTTATTGATTTCAACTCATCGTCTGGCCCTTTCCCTGGTGGATATTGACCAACGATAGATTCTGCCTCTCTTTGTGCATCTTTAATTCTTGCTGCATCCCACTTTAATGTTTCACTAACTGCACCAGATAAATTAGTTTGTAAATCTCCTAGCCATCCTTTCATGTTGAGGGCATTTTGTTCAGCAGGTGATCGTGGTAATTCAGGTGGAGCTGGAATATCTATTACACCAGGAGCATTAGGAACACTGGTTGTGCCATAAAAGTTAAGTGCTTCTGCTTGTGGTTTAAGGGTAGGAGTTTCAATCTTAGCACCTTGCACTACAGCTTGACCACCTCCAGATCCCATAGTGATACCGCCAAGCAGCCTTTGAGAAGTCTTCTTACTAGAAGATCCTGTATTCTTACCGAGTGAAAGTCGTGCCATAGTTAATAATTAATAGGTTTTACCAGTAACCCAACCCATTTCGTTGGCGTGTCCAAAGTTATAAATACCCATACCTGTTTGGACTCCACCAAGGGCTGCGCTAGCAAAGCCAATAAAGCCTGGGCCTTTAACATGCGCTCGTTTTAACGGTTCGATTGGATCAAGTATCGTTCGTTTCAAGTATGGAGATTTACTTGCTATTCGACTACTACGTTCTATTCCTTTTGCTTTCTTAGATTGAATAATCTGTTGACCAGTAAAGGCAAAGTTTCTATCTTCATAATAATCTGACCAACCTTGCTTTCTTTTTACATCTGCAATTAAGTTAAGGATGCTTGCACCACCACCACCTCTTGCTGCAATAATTCCACCTTTAGCTTCTAAAGCTTGAATATTAACCATTCTCTTACGTTGACCTGTAGCTTCTTCCTCTTGCATGTGTCTTAAGTTCGCTTGGTTTATATCATTTTCATAAGCTTTGTTTGCAAGCTCTGTCGTTTGATACATCAAGTCTTCTTGTAGCTGTCGTTGTTGTTCTTCATTCGCTCTACGAGCTTCTGCCTGTAATTTATTAAATTGAAAGTTCTGTTCTTGTACTGCGTTCTGATGATCTATCGCTGCGTTCTGCGCACGAACTTGTTGTTGCTGTTGAGCAATTGAAAGTCCTGCTGAAAGGACACCTAAAATAATCGGGACTGCACTGCACATACTTAGATCCTTACGAACTCATAGAAAAGACGGCCTTCTGGCCCCCAGTTTGGATGCTTTTGAATGAAAGTGAAACCCATCCATTGAATCCAACGGACATGTATTTCATTTCTAGCATCAACTACATTGAACAACACAGGGTATTGTTTATGTAGTCTATCTAATTCTATTTTCGATTCTCGCAGAAAAGTACGTTTATCGCTTGAATCTTCCAACATTGATTGACAACCAAGCATCCATATTCGACCTGATGTTTTTGTTTCAGGTATCACTCCCCACATTCCCATTGGATAACCATGTCTGCTAACCATTGTCATGCAGGGATTACTCATCATATAACAGTAAAGCAAAGTGCCTTTAGCACAAGCCCCTGACTGGGCTTTGCACTCTTCAACATCTTCTTTCCTCATACCTTCCGCAACAGCTGATGCGTCATACAAAGTAGAAGGACGTTGGTACGCCTTTACATGCGTTGTGATCTGGTGTGTATCCATCCCTCCCATTCTGCTGATTGAAAGCGACAAGGTAAAGGGCTACTGCTAACTAATTCAATTTTTGTATCTGTATTCTTAGCAAGAACGGGTACTCTAAATGATCCAGTATCAGTTCCTATGTTGCCTAATAAAGGTGGACTCTGACCGACTGTTATTCCGTTATATGGATATGTATTAGTAGATCTACCATGTGGTGTAATCTTTAATTCAAAAGCAGAAGTCTCATCAAAAACAATAGTCCAAGTTCTTAATTGTAAATGAGGCCCAGCAGCTACAGCCATACCACCTCCAGCTGGTTCTTCTTTTAAATAAGGTGTACTAAATTCATATTTCATATCATAAGTTTCTCCTACATAAAACTTAGCAGAACTTAAATCTCCTTTTACAACCATCGTTCCATTACCACCTGATCCACCGCTTAATGTTTCAGTTATAGGGTAAATAACTTGACCATGATTAATAGTATTTGCCGCATCAAATCGACCAACAACTACCATTGTCCCTGTTTCTGACATGGGATAAGGAAGAGTAATAGTTGTTTGAACTCCTAGTCCTCCAGGGTTAGCAACTGCTGTACTGCAATTTGCTTCAGTTGCTTTTCTATCTAATAACAATTCAACATTTGTTCCTGTATCTATATTCTCTGGTCGTAAAATAATATGTTCTAAATAAACACCATCTGAATATTCAACAACTACATACATATCACTATCAACAATAGAAGCACCAAGTATTGATTTAGATCCCTTTGCTTCCCAATAAGACCATGCTGATTGCAACTTAGTATCATCTTCAAAGAAGAATTTATAAGCGTAGATTCTCTTTGGTTGGTCTTTACTGATGGCAAAGATTGCTTCCTCCGATACAGAAGAAATTAAATTGTTTAGATTCTTTGGTATAAAACGAGGGACAGAAGCTGTTGTCTCTTCCGATAAAGGAACTGAACCACTTGCATCAGGAAGAAAGAACTCACGCAGTCCTGTGAAATCTCCTTTAGGTATAGGGAAATAAATGTTTCGACCTACAGCTACTGGATCAACACGAGTATCCATGTTGAATGTTGTGATAGCAGTAATGGTTGCAGTCTTAGGTGTTAGTGGAGATCCAACAGTTAAGCCAGAGTCCATACGGAATTGACCGTGCCTACTAAAAAGAAGAAGAGTGTTAGCGAATGAGACACTTGAGACAAGGAAGTTAATCTCTGTACCACCTGCGCTTAAGTCAACAGGATCACTATCAACTACTGTTTGTACTGTCTCAGGCCAGAACCTATCGTAGTTATCAGCAGCTGAGAGGATGACATTCTCATCAGCTAGAAAGACAAGTCTATTCCTAAACAAATCAATATTGTTAATCTTACTTCCAACGAATGTTGGTTCCTTCGCTGTTGTTGTGTCACCTGCTATTCGATCTGACCAATTAAATTTTTGAAATGTGAATTGTGGATTAGCACCCTCTGCATTACGAACCAATGTATGAGGCATGGTCGTTGCATTAAATTTATATGTAATACCAGGTGCAACTGTTTCTCTCCATACACCCCAGCCAAAACCACTACCTTGTTGAGCCTCAAACTTTACATAGTAATCATCAAAAGCTGTTGCTTTAGTACCTTGGACTTTAACTATGAACCCATGTTCAGCAGTAGTAGGCAAGTCACTTAAACTATTAACAAGTCCTTTGATTGCTTTTGTTACTTCTCCCGTTGAAGTATCGCTACTGCTTAATGTATAGTCGCCTCCATCGTCTTTAGTAATTCTAATAATATAATCAGTATTAGTAACAGTGAATCCAGATATTGAATTAAGTTGAGTCGCCAGGTCGGAAGCAATATCAACAGTTGAAAGAGCTGGATCATGGATTACATTACAACGATCACCTGATGTACTTTGTGATTGTGCAGCTGTATAAGTAAATGTATTTGTTTGTGCATTAGCAACCGTATAAGAACCTGCAACACCATCTCCTACATCATCTGTTTCTCCACTAGGGAATGTCATTCTTATTGTTTCACCATTCGTTAATCCATGACCATTAGCTGTCACTGTAACAGTAGTACCTGACTGACTATAGCTACCTGATATTTCTTTACCTCCAGCTGGATTTGTTGTGTAAGTTTTTTCTGTTCCGTTTAAGTTAACTGTATATGTAGAACTATAATTAGCAGCCTTAACAAATACCATTGACTTAGTGCCAAAGGTCGGAGAAGTTGCAGCATCCATTGCTACTGTCTTTTCTCTATTACAAATAAATGTATAGTCAGCGACAGAAGCTGTTCTAAATTGTGCAGAAGGATCAACTGTACTTGCTACATCTAAATATGTTTTACCATCTGGAAAGTTAATAGTTTGTGCATTACCTGCTAGATCAAAAACTTTTAAATCTCCATCAAGAATAGAAACTAAATACTGAATGATTCCATCTCTATCAACAACATGAATAAAAGGCTTAGTTCCTTGTGCAACATTACAATTACCAGAGGTCGTAGCACTTGCAGCAGCCGTATAAGTAAAGGCGGTTGTGCTTGTAACAGTTACTGTGTAAGTACCATCAACACCATTTCCACTCGTGAAATAAATACTAAGAACATTACCTGTTGTTAACCCATGAGCAGAAGAAGTGGTGACTGTAACAGTAGTGCCTGATTGAGAATAAGTCGCTGCGACATGACCATAAAGTTTTGCAATATGATTCATCGGAGGTCGCTTCTTTAATCCTTCAACAGGACTTGGCATACAGTTAACAACTGCCTCTGCCTGTGAAGCTAGTCTTAAAGCTGGTGGCTGCTGACTAACACCATTGATGAGGTTTGGGATGGAAGTGCTAACTAATGGCATGGCTACCTAACAACTGCACGACTTGGTTTATACGTTGAGAAGACACCTGTATGATTTGGATTTCCTCTTATCATATTGTGTTCACTCCTGGTCGTTTCTTCTTCAAAGAAATGAGTACGAGCCTCGTTCTCTTGCATTAAATTAATTTTAGTTAGATCTCCGCTACCCATAATTGCTTCTTGTAATTGTCTTCCTGCTTTAACTGCTATGTATTGACGGGCATGTTCAGGTAACTCATCCCAATCAAACATATAAGTTACATCTGCTTTTAGTTCTTGACTAAAAACATAAGTATTATTTTTCCGATCATATAATCTACTCCCTCTCATTGTTACGTCATAGTCAGGGTAAAGCTGGGGATCAACTACGACACGGCTAGCAGTTGCTGGTATTTCTATTTCATTTGAAGTGTTACGAGGAAGTGTTTGTTCAAGATCTGTATTGAATGACCAGCCTTCAGCTTGAACTCTTCTACTTACATCAGTCAAAGTATCTTGTGCTTGCTTTGCTAATCCAAACTGTCCTTGCAAACTATTAACGGGAGCCTCACCCATCATTTGTAAGACTTTATTAACCGCCTCAAGTTCAGTAGTTTTTAATAATGCCATGACAAATAAAGAAAAAGGGGGAGGCCTTCGACTTCCTCCCCCAGTATAAAGTTAGCTAGTTGCCCAGTAGATCTCAACTGCACAGTCAGGACGTAATACGC